AGCCTTTAGACAAACAAATAGGTGGTAACCATTATAAAGATTGTGGTATCCAGCCTGTAGAATATATACATGCAAACAATCTTGATTACTTTGAAGGTAATGTGGTAAAATATATAACCCGTCATAGAACAAAAGGGCAGGGTAAAAAAGATATAGAAAAAGCTATACACTATGCACAATTAATTCTAGAATTAGAATATAAAAAGGAGAAAGGAAAATAATGTTTAAATCAAACCGTAACCCTCAGTTTAGATCAGAATTTAGTGAAAATATATTTAATACAAAGTATGCCCATGAAGGAGCAGAGACTTTACATGAGTTAGCTTGTACTCTGGTTGAAGATGTATGTCAGAATAACCTAAGTCGAGATGAGAAAGAAGAACTCATTGACCACATTTCTAATCTAAGATTTATTCCCGGTGGACGTTACCTCTACTATGCAGGGAGAGATAAGAAGTTCTTCAACAACTGCTACCTTCTCAAGGCTGAAGAAGATACCAGAGAAGATTGGGCCAACCTCTCTTGGAAGTCAGAGTCTTGTCTGATGACAGGTGGTGGTATAGGTGTAGACTATTCTGTATATAGATCTGAAGGACAAACCCTGAAGGGAACAGGTGGTATATCCAGTGGACCTCTACCTAAGATGGAAATGATTAACTCCATTGGTCAGAAGGTTATGCAGGGGGGTAGCCGTAGGTCTGCTATCTATGCTTCTCTTAACTGGAAGCATGAAGATGTGAATAAGTTTCTGAAGTCAAAGAACTGGTTTGATATGCCAGTAGGTACAACGGGACAGACTTTGTTTGATATAAAAAAGGATGACTTTAATTTTCCTGCTCCACTTGATATGACCAACATCAGTGTCAACTATGATACTGAGTGGTTGCTTAACTACTGGGAGAAAGTAGAAATAGGAAATGTCTTTCAATCTAATTGTAGCCAAGCTCTCCAAACCGGGGAGCCGGGGTTCTCATTCAACTTCTTTGAGAAAGAGAATGAGACATTACGTAATGCGTGTACAGAAGTTACAAGTGAAGACGACAGTGATGTATGTAACTTGGGCAGTCTTAACTTTGCTCGTATTGATGATCTTAACCAGTTGCAGCAAGTCGTACAACTTGCGACCAAGTTTCTATTATGCGGAACCACAAGAGCGCAACTACCTTATGAAAAAGTTTATTCTATTAGGGATAAAAATAGACGGCTTGGATTGGGCCTCATGGGACTTCACGAATGGCTCATTCAACGTAATAACAGATATGAAGCTACCCCAGAATTACATAGGTGGTTTAAAGTTTATGAAGCGGAAAGCGACAAGACGGCAAGGGACTTCTCAAACACCCTCTCTGCCTCAAAGCCAGTAGCTGTCAGGTCTGTAGCTCCTACAGGAACAATAGGCATACTGGCTGGTACATCCACTGGTGTTGAGCCTATCTACTCTGTTACCTATAAGAGAAGATATCTGAAGAACAGACGATGGCATTATCAATATATAATTGATAGTGCTGCGAAAGAAATGATTGATCTTTATGATATCAAGCCAGAGAAGATTGAAACTGCTTTAGATCTTGCCAAAGACTATGAACGTAGACTCAGCTTCCAGGCTAACGTGCAGGAGTATGTAGACATGGCTATCTCTGCTACAATTAACATGCCAGCATGGGGAACAGAAGATAACAACGAAGATAAGGTAGAAGATTTTTCCAAGACCTTGGCTAAGTATGCTCATAGATTACGTGGGTTTACCTGCTACCCTGATGGGTGTCGAGGTGGTCAGCCTATTACAGTTGTCCCTTATAATGAGGCTGTTAAACAGTTAGGTGAAGAGTTTGAAGACAACATTCAAGCCCATGACATCTGTGAGATCAGTAATTCAGGTGGGGTATGTGGAGTTTAACATGGCAAAGATAATGAACAGTAGAGGTAAGATGTCTCACTGTAATACAAAGAAGGAACGAGATCCTGAACTTCTAAAACTATGGGAAAAGAAACTTGCAAAGAAAAAAAAGCTTGCACAGAAACAAAAAGTGTAGTATAATATAGTATGGAATGCCAATCAAGGGTTCCATATTATCTTGCTTTTAAAGGAGAAAACTATGAATTATACATTACACACTAAGTCTAGTGATCCATTTTCGCTGAATGATTTTAGGGATTGGGTTATAGGATATGACAAAGTATTTCAAAAGATGTTGACCTTACCTACAGCGTCAACACATTCCAATTATCCCCCTCATAATTTAATAGAAGATGGAGAAGGACAGTATACTATTAGTATGGCTGTTGCTGGTCTTGATAAAGATGACATCAAGATAACTCTAGCAGAACAAAATCTTACTATTGAATATGATGGTAAGTCTACTCAAGATCAAGACAGAACTATTCTACATCAAGGGATTGCTCATAGAAGTTTTAAAAAGATTTTTCATCTTGCTGAAAACATTGAGGTGAAGGATGCTTCTATGGATAAAGGTTTAATTATCATTAACCTTGAACAGAATATTCCTGAAGAAAAGAAACCTAAATTAATTGAACTTAAATAAAGGAAATACTAATGGGTATTAGTAAAGAGAAGAAGGTTAATACAGTTTTTATAGGATATGATCCTAAAGAAAAGGTTGCAGCCCAAGTTCTAAAATACTTAATTGAAGCTAACTCACCAAAGGATATCATAGTTAAGTTTCTACGTAAAGATATCTTGGAACATATGAATATGTTTAATCGACCTTTTGAGATGGTTAATAATCAGATGATTGATTCTATAGATCAGAAGCCATTCTCTACTGAATTTACCTTTACTCGCTTTCTAGTACCTGCCTTGATGCAGTATGAGGGGTGGGCTTTGTTTATGGATTGTGACATGTATCCCAGAACAGATATCAATGAGATATTTGAGGAATATAACGATGAGTTTTATCCCTTATACTGTGTTAAACATGAGTATGAACCAACAGATAAATTTAAAATGGATGGTAGAGAGCAGACAAGATACAATAGAAAGAACTGGTCTAGTCTTATGCTATGGAATTGTGGGCATGAGTTGAACAGAGAGCTTACCCCATTCATGGTTAATAATAAAACAGGTAACTATCTTCATACCTTTGGGTGGTTGCCTAATAAGAACAGTGCCATAGGTGGGATGACAGAGGATTGGAACTGGCTGGATGGTCACTCCTCTCCTGACATAGATCCTAAGATGGTACACTTTACTACAGGTGGGCCTTGGTTTCCTGATTGGAAATGTAAGCGTGATGTAGATGGCCTGATGGCTACAGAGTGGAATCGTGATTATTCATATTTAGTATTGCATGGGAAAGTTGATGAACTACAAAATAGCAACAGTATTTAACGAGACAGTATTACAACATAGCACATTTCATTTAATAAATGAGTTCAAAGAAAACTGGGAACCTAGTATAGAGTTTCATTGTTATTACTATGATGTTGATCTAACTAACTATTCCCTGCCTAAAGCAAAGAATATCTTCTATCATAACCTGTTGGAGATGGAAGACTTCAAAGAGTTTAGAAAAAAATTCCCCCAACATAATGGAACTGAGGGGGGAGCTATACAGTACAATGATGCTCTGGATGCACAGAAGTATATGCCTAAAGTTATGGCACTGACTGAGTGTGCCTTTGAGAATACAGATAGCTGGTTGATTTGGCTTGATCCTCTGGCAATGAACACCAAGAACATTTCTCTTAAAACTCTGGAGAGTTTCTTTCCAAGTCACTCAGATAAGATAGATCTCTTAACTCTTAAAGATGAGTATTATCTTATGGGTTTTAATTTAAGCAGGACAACACCTGTTGAATTGTTAGGTGATTTACGTGGTGCTTTTATAGCTGGTGAATTTCTAAACTACAGAGAGTGGCATGATATCTTTATCTTGAATAGATTAAGAACTATCTATAAGGCTCATGGCATGATAGAGCATGAGCTTAGTGAAAGTAATTCTAGTATTGGTAAGTTGATTGTCAACATGGCAGACAAAAAGAACTTTGCCTTGCGTAATAAAGATGGTGAACGTATCTTTAAACTGTCGGACACAAAGACATCAGGTGATATTCTTCCCAATAGATACAAGCAACTTGCTGACATCATACGATTCTATAAGCCAAAGACTATTCTAGAGACAGGTACATGGAATGGTGGTAGAGCTATTGAGATGGCCCTTGCTGCCTTTGAGAATACAGATGAAGTTCACTACATGGGCTTTGATCTCTTTGAAGATGCAACTACACAGACAGACCATGAAGAATTTAATGTTAAACCTCACAACACAATAGAAGCTGTAACCCAACGCTTCATTGAATTTGAGGAACACATGAAGGAGAAAGAAAATAAAACCTTCACCTTTGAATTAAGCAAAGGAAACGTAAGAGAAACTCTTGATAAGTATGCCAAGATAGAAGCACTGGAAGAAGTTGATCTTGCCTTGATGGGTGGTGGTAACAGCCTAGAGACAACCCAGAAAGAATATAAATGCTTTAAGAATATTCCAATCGTAGTGGCTGATCATTACTTCACTGAAGAAGAAGCTGATGATGGTGCTATGCCCCCTGAAAGATATCATGGAGTTAAAAATGTATTTGATAGCGTCAAAACGAAGATGGTTGGTAAGGAAAAGGAGAATACGGATGGCTGGACGGTCTTTGAAGAAGAAGATAGTGTACGCAAATACATCCTGCCCTCCCAAGATAAAGTGGCTGGTGGTGGTCATACTCATCTTGTCCTTTTCTTACATGATACTAAGCTAGAGAACATACCCAAGGAACTAAAGAGTGTTCCTATCATTGTACATCCCAGAGATTGTGTGCCTAAAGATTATATTAGTAACAACATTAAAACTAATATGACCTTGATTGATCCTAAGAAGTGGGTGACAAAACATTCAGGTCATAAGGAGAAGGCAGCTATGATCTCTGCTGGTCCTTACCTTGACTTCAAGAAGCTGAAGAAGTTTGTCAAAGATAATCCTGATACTAAGTTGCTGACTGTTAAACATGCCTACCCTAACCTACTAAAGAATGGCATTGTTCCTTGGGGGTGTATTATACTAGACCCCAGACCTATTACAGGTGTGTCTACCCATAACATAGTACGTAAGGATCTCTTCAAGAACATAGACCTGAAGACTAATTTCTTTCTGGCTTCCATGACTGATCCTTCTGTTACCAACTTTATGATTGACAAGGGAGTTAATCTCTTTGGCTGGCACGCCTTTACTGATTCTCTCAGAGCAGAGAGTGAGCAAGGACATCAGATACAGAACCAGCAGGTAAAGGTAGCTGATAACCTTAACATCCCTCAAGGTGCTACCCTTATAACTGGTGGTACATGTGCTGCCATGAGGGGTATTGGTATGCTACACACAATGGGCTTTAGGGATATACATCTCTTTGGTTTTGATTGTTGTCGTAATAAGCCAAGCAAAAAAGAAATGACTGAAACCACTGGTGATATAGAAGGTGGTGAAGTACCAAAGCCTAAGTATATACAGGTTACTGTAAAAGATAAAGATTACTGGACTACAGGTGAGCTACTAGCTATGGCTCAAGATTGTGAGAAAGTCTTTCAAGATGAAGGTCTTGAAGGAGTATTAACTTTTCATGGAGAAAATACAATGGTAGCAGATTTATGGGACATCCAGCAGAAAAAGAAAACAAGACCAGCATTTGAAGGTTATTATGGCAATTGACAGGAGTATGCCAGAAAGAGCAGAGATACGTATAGATACAAAGCTGAGAAGAGATAACCCTTCTCCTAGATATCTAGAGCTTGTCAAGGAGTATGGAAACATGCACCTTACTGCTGATGGAATGTTTAATGGAAGAAGTCTTGTCAAGTTTGTAGATATTATAGATAACTTTCTAAAGAGAAGGAAGTGTAAGACCTTACTGGACTATGGCTGTGGCAAAGGATACTTATATACAGATGATTTCCTGAAGGTTACAGATCAGATCAACAAACCTGTGTCAGCAATATGGGGATTAGAAAACTATACTCTTTTTGATCCGGGTTATGAAGAACACAGTAAAAGACCAGAGGGTAAGTTTGATGCTGTGATTTCAACAGATGTTATTGAACACATACCTGAATCAGATGTTATGTGGGTGATAGATGAGATACTAAACTATTCCAGTAACATGGTGTTTATAAACATTGCTTGCTTTAAAGCTTTAAAAACTTTATCTAATGGAGACAATGCTCATATCTCTGTCTTCCATTATTATGATTGGCTGGAATTGTTGTCTGCCAGAATCATACACTTTAAAGATATATCTGTCTATGCTTTCTTTGATATCTTTACCAAGGAAGGTACAATGGATTTAAAAGGATTTAAACTTACAGCAAAAGAAGGTGAAGTACGAATAATTGAATTGATAAAAGAATAGGAGATTAGTAATGTTAGGAATAGCTGAATCCGTTATAGGAGTAGCAGGGAAAGTCCTTGATAAGTTTGTAGAGGACAAAGACCTGAAGACTAAATTAGAATCAGAGCTTAAATCACAGATGATATCACTGGATCTGGCTCAAGCACAAGCGAATATAGAACAAGCAAAACATCCTTCCATCTTTGTAGCCGGGAGTAGGCCAGCTATCATGTGGATATGTGCCTTTGCTCTAGGCTGGCAGTTTATCTTTGCCCCTATTATCTCATGGGGTTTGGTGATCTGGTATCCAGTAGTTACATTGCCTAGCTTGCAGACAGCAGAGCTTACCTCACTTGTCCTAGCCTTATTAGGATTGGGTGGTATGCGTAGCTTTGAGAAGTCTAAGGGTGTTCAAAGGAATAATATGAAGAGATGATAACTCTGACGGATAACGCAGACATACATCTGTCATCAGTTCTTAATGAGAATGTTGGCATGTATACAGCTATTAGATTATCTGTGAACAGTGGTGGTTGTTCTGGTTTCACTTATGATTGGCAGTTGACCAGTGAAGAGGAAGACAGTGATCATATTATAGAGCTAGATTCTGGTAAGCTTTTGATAGACAGTGTGTCTGTACTTTATCTGGAAGGTATGACTGTAGATTATAAGAAGGATATCTTTGGTCAGAGATTAATGATAGATAATCCCAATGTTAAATCCATGTGTGGTTGTGGTGAGAGTTTTCAATTAGCATGAAGTTAATAAGATTCATGATGTTAATATCAATAACAATAATATATGTATATGGATATATAATATAATGACAAATATACTTGAGAAAATAACACCTGTTCAAACCTTTGATTGGTATGTTAAGTGGATAGCTTCAGTTCTATTAATCATAGGAACTATACTAACCAGCAATAATATCTTTCCTCTTAATTTATATTTCCATTCTATCGGTTTGTTTGGATGGGTGATAGTATCTATTATGTGGAATGACAGAGCATTACTTGTAATCAATGCAGTATCACTGGCTATATTAATAAATGGAATGGTAGCAGATTATGTTAAATGAAAAGCAAGAGAAGTTTGCACAAGCTTATGTGCTACACAACAACGCAACTGAAGCAGCCAAGGCAGCAGGTTATGCAGCAGCTTCGGCAGCTAACCAAGGTTACAGACTTCTTCAAGTTGATGAAGTTGTTGAACGTGTTCGTTTACTTGAGAATGAACTTGAAACTAATGTAGATGTTATTGAAGAGATTGAGAATCAATATACATTTGCAAGAGCCAATGGTCATACCAATAGCGCACTCAAAGCCCTAGAATTATTATCTAGGATTTGAGGTAACAACTCTGATATAGAAGGTAGTCTTGATGAGAAGTCTTTGGAGGATGGGATAGTGCAGTGTCTTAATATTCTAGGTGCTGATAAAGTACTTGCTATGCTAAACAAGTGTGACTTCATGGGAGAGGAAGAAGACAACGATGATACTGATTAGCCCTCCCTTTGGTAATTATAT